TTCTGACCGTATTGATGATGCTATTGAATTTTTTCAAGAGTATCATTTTGATGGTGTTGAAAAAGTTTTCTTAAAACATACTATAACTCAAGATGATATTGATAATGAATATCTTGTCGTTGTTGATCCTGTTATTAGTGTTCTCCGTATATTACCTATTCCAAACTTCAATGCTTTCCAAACTGGATTTTTTAATGAAGAATATCAATTACGATTACAGGACTTAGAAAATTTCAGAGCTTCTACAATGATTGATTGGGCTATGTCACAAGTTAACTTTTCATTAGTAACACATTTATTTTCTATTCAACCTACATTGTTATTTAATAGAAAACAAAATAAATTATTTTTAGAAACTGATTGGTCAAATAAGTTTGATGTTGGTACTATTGTTATTATAGAAGCATATCGAGCACTTGATCCTACTACATATTCTGAAGTTTATAATGATATGTTTTTGAAAAAATATGCTACGGCATTGATTAAACAACAATGGGGAAGTAACTTAAAGAAATTTACAGGTGTTACTTTGCCGGGTGGAATTACTTTAGATGGTCAAACAATATTTTCTGAAGCAAATGAACTTCCAATTGATGGATATATAGGGTAATGGCTACTAATATTTATTTTCAAAATTCAATAACTGACCAAAATTTACTAAACGAAATTAACAGAGAAGTTATACAACAGGCTGGTATAGATGTAATGTATATTCCTAGAACTCTTGTTAAAGAAGATTTAGTAATGAATGAAGATGTTTTATCTCAATTTGATAATGCTTATGAAATAGAAATGTATGTTAAATCTAGTGATAATTTTGGTGGACCTGATGATGCTATTTCCAGATTTGGTTTAGATATTAGTGATGAATTAATATTAGTAGTACACGCTGAATCATTTAAATTTGCTACAAATAATACTACACCTTTAGAAGGTGATTTAATTTATTTTCCATTATCTAAAGGATTATTTGAAATTAAGTTTGTTGAAGATGAACAACCATTTTATCAAGTTGGAAAGAATTATGTTTTTGAATTAACTTGTGAAGTATTTCAATACGGTGGAGAAAAAATTGATACTGGTACTGATGCAGATAAAGTTGAAAGAGAAAATGCATATGCAGTTGATTTAGTATTGACTGCTGGTGGAACAGGAACATATATCGTTGATGAAGCAGTATATCAAGGTGCTAATCTGGCTGGTGCAACTGGTAAAGGTATTGTTGCTGCATGGACTTCCAGCACTAGAACATTAAGAGTTAATAATATTGTTGGTACATTTGCAATTTCAACAAATATTACTGGTGCTACAAGTGGTGCAGTATGGTCGCAAGCAGCTGCAACAGATGACCAATTGTTACCAACAACTCCATATGCTGATACAGATGGAGATGCTATCTTAGATTTTTCTGAAAGTGATCCTTTTAGTGAAGGTGATTTATAATGTTTGGTTATTTTGCATACAACAAAAACATCCGCAACATAGTAGTGCTGTTTGGAACAGTATTCAATGATATAACTATAAAACGATTAAAATCTGATGGAACTACTGAAAGAGAATTTAAAGTCCCTATAGCCTACGGACCGGCAGAAAAGTTTTTATCTAAACTCAATCAACCAGATGTTATGTCATTACCACGAATGAGTTTTGAAATTACTGATTATGCTTATGATCCTACAAGAAAATTACAGACTACAAAGAAATTTAAAAAAGTAAAAGCAGGTAGTACTACAGAATTAACCACAGTATATAATCCCGTCCCATATGATTTTAATATTACTTTAAGTGTCATGGTGAAATATAGTGATGATGGAACACAAATTTTAGAACAGATACTTCCTTATTTTACACCAGAGTTTCAAGTCACTATGAATGAATTATCAACAATGGGAATCAAACGTGATATTCCAATCATTCTAAATAGTGTTTCAACAGAAGATACTTATGAAGGTGAATTTATAACAAGGCGAGCATTAATACATACTTTGACATTTATTGTTAAAGGTTATATATATGGTAGAACACCTGACCAAGGTATTATACGAGAAGTGGATGTTAATATTGGTTCAAATCTTTTTCGTGTAGGTTCTGTTACTATTACTGCTGGTGGTTCAAGTTATACTTCTGTACCTACAGTTACTTTTAGTGGTGGTGGCTGTAACTTCTATTACTATTACTAATGCAGGAACTAGTTATACTTCTGCACCTACAGTTACTTTTATTGGTGGTGGAGGTACAGGTGCAGTTGGAACAGCAGTTCTTATAACTCAAAAAGATGTTAATATAGATATTAAACCAGACCCAACAACAGCTGATGCAGACGATGATTTTGGTTTTACAACTGTTATTACTGATTTATGAAAAAAAACACTATAGAAAAATTAAATAAAGTTTTAGATATTACTGGTGAATTAGTTAAAAAAGAAAAAGCACCAGGTGTGGAAGTAAACACACAAGACCTTACAACAGAATATGAATTTTCTCAACAACAATATCATAATATTATAGATAAGGGAAATGAAGCAATAGGTGAACTTATTGAAATAGCAAAAGCAGATGAAAGTCCAAGGTCTTTTGAAGTATTAGGTCAACTTATGAATAGTCTTACAACTACAACAAAAGAACTTTTATTATTACAGAAAACAAAAAAAGAAATTGAAAAAGAAGTCAAAGACCCAACAACTGTAAATAATAGTTTGTTCATAGGATCAACAGCTGAATTACAGGAGTTGTTAAATAAAAAGAAATAAATTATGAGTGAACAATATTTAGGAAATCCTTTATTAAAAAAATCAGATGTTCAACATAAGTTTACTAAAAAAGAAATTGAAGAATACATCAAGTGTCGTGATGATAGTGTATATTTTTTAGAAACTCATGTAAAGATTGTTCATGTTGATAAAGGCCTTATACCGTTTTCATTATATCCATTCCAGAAAAAACTAATTCAAACTATAAATGAAAATAGAAATGTAATTGTAAAGACTGGCAGACAGGTTGGTAAATCAACCACTACACTTGGTTGGTTATTACATTATGTTCTTTTTAATCAATCAAAGACAGTTGGTATACTTGCTAATAAAGCAGCTACTGCAAGAGAATTACTTAGTCGCATTCAAATAGCTTATCAACATCTTCCGAAGTTTCTTCAACAAGGTTTAAAGGAATGGAATAAGGGTAGTCTGGAATTGGAAAATGGAAGTAAGATTCTTGCTTCTTCTACATCATCAACCGCTATTCGTGGTTTTTCATTTTCATGTATTTTACTTGATGAATTTGCTCATGTTCAAAGACATATAGCAGATGAATTTATTCGTTCTGTTTATCCGACCATTTCATCTGGTAAAGAAACAAAAATTATTATTGTATCCACACCAAATGGTTTCAATATGTTTTACAAGTATTGGAACGATGCCGAGAATGGTGTAAATGAGTTTGTTCCGTTCAAAGTACATTGGTCAGCAGTTCCAGACAGGGATCAAGAATGGAAGAAAAAAATTGAATCAACAATCGGTGAAGATGCATTTCGTCAAGAGTATGAAGCTGAGTTTTTAGGTTCTTCAAATACACTGATATCTTACGAAAAACTCCAAGAATTATCATATAGTAATCCAGCATATAGAAAACATGATGTAGATATTTTTGAAGATGTGAATTTAACACATTCTTATGTGATTACAGTTGATGTTGCTCGTGGACAGGGAATTGACTTTTCTGCTTTTACAGTCTTTGATATTACAGAAATTCCATACAAAATTGTAGCAAAATATAAAAATAATCTCATAGCACCGCTGGTCTTCCCGAATATTATAAATATTATAGGTAAGAAGTATAATGATGCATATATTCTTATTGAAGTAAATGATATCGGCTCACAGGTTTCTGATGTCCTTCATCACGATTTGGAATATGAAAACTTATTTTCAACAGCGTGGTATGGAAGACATGGACAACAATTGAGTGGTTTTGTAGGTGGTAGAAGAGATTCACAATTTGGCGTAAGAACAACAAAATCTATGAAAAAGATAGGTTGTTCCAATTTAAAAGCCTTAATAGAAGATGATAAACTCTTAATACCAGATTATGATATCATTTCAGAATTAACAACATTTGTTTCTGGTGGTGATACGTTTTCTGCTGAAGATGGAGCAAATGATGATTTGGTAATGACATTAGTTTTATTTGCGTGGTTGGTTGACCAACAGTATTTTAAAGAATTATCAAATCAAAACATAAGAGATAATCTTTATAAAAATCAATTGAGTCAAATAGAAGATTTAACTACACCATTTGGAATTATTAATAATGGTTTGAATCAACAAGAATATGAAGTAGATTCTGAAGGAACACGTTGGACAAATGTAAAATAATAAATTATGCGTTTGATGACATTTTTGTAAATATAAAAAATGTAATTATTGTATAAGGAGAAAAATTATGCCGTTTCAAGTAAGTCCAGGAATTAATGTTAGTGAAATTGATCTTACTTTAGTGGTCCCAAATGTTGCAACATCTATCGGTGCGATGGCTGGTAGTTTTCAATGGGGTCCTGTATTAGAAAGAACATCTATCACTACAGAAAAAGATTTAGTAACAGTATTTGGTGAACCAAATGACGATACACAAGAATATTTTCATACATGCTCAAACTATCTTGCATATTCAAACAATCTGATTATTGTAAGAAATACTGGAACTGATGCTAAGAACGCACAAGTTGGAGATGATGATAATGGTGGAGGAACAACGACTGTTTTGAATGCTGATGATTATGATACTGATACTTATGTCAATCAGTTATTTCTTGCAAAGTATCCCGGAGCGTTGGGAAACAGTTTAAAAGCCATTGCCATTGACCAGGATGGTTGGGCAGACGCTACAGTCAATGCACTTTTTAAAACAAACTTTGATAGAGCACCCGGAACATCAACTGATGTTTCTAATTCTGGTGGAGCAAATGATGAGATGCACATTCTTGTTATTGATGAAGATGGTTTGTGGACAGGAACACCTGGTGAAGTATTAGAGAAATTTGCTTTCGTAAGTAAAGCATCTGATGCTAAAAAGATTGATGGTTCTTCTAACTATGTTAAAACTGTACTTAGAAATGAATCAGTATATGTATGGGTTGGTGATGTTACAGAATTTACTGCGAACTCATCTGGTACTATTGTTCCAGCTGGTAGTGATAAAACTAGTACTTTTTCAGTTTTTGATAGTACGACTGCTGCTAAATCAATACCCGGTGGTTCTTTAACAGGTGGTGTTGATGATAATATTCTTACTGATGGTGAATTGCAAGCTGGTTATGCAAAATATATTGTTCCAGAAGTAGTTGATGTTACTCTTGTAATGGCAGGACCTGCATCAACAACTACTGCACGTTATATTGTTGATAATATTACATCTGTACGAAAAGATTGTATTGCACTTGTTTCACCTGCAAAAGCATCAGTAGTAAATGCTGGAACAGCACAAGTAGCTAATCTAACTACTGATAATACTGCACTTGGTTCTTCAAGTTATGCAGTCATGGATGGTGCATGGAAATATCAGTATGACCGATACAATGATGTTTTCCGTTTTGTTCCAATGAATGGTGACATTGCTGGATTGTGTGCAAGAACTGATTTCACGAATGATGCTTGGTGGTCACCTGCCGGATTGAATCGTGGTACTGTTAAAAATATTGTTAAACTTTCTTGGGAAGCTACTAAAGCAGACCGTGATACACTCTATCAACTTGGTGTTAATCCTCTGATTACACAAAGAGGTGCTGGTGTTGTTCTTTGGGGAGATAAGACAATGCAAGTAGTTCCGAGTGCGTTTGATAGAATCAATGTAAGACGTTTATTTATTGTTCTTGAAAAAGCAATTAGTATTGCAGCTAAAGCAATGTTATTTGAATTCAATGATGAATTTACACGTTCACAATTTGTTAATTTGGTAGAACCTTTCTTGAGAGAAGTACAAGGTAGACGAGGTATTACTGACTTTAAGGTAGTATGTGATAGTTCAAATAATACAGGTCAAATAATTGATACTAATAGTTTTGTTGGTGATATTTATATCAAACCTGCAAGGTCTATTAATTACATTCAATTGAACTTTATTGCCGCACGTTCTGATGTTTCTTTTTCAGAAATCGGTGGTTAATCTTATAAATATATACAAACTTAAAGGAGTATAAAAAATGGCTACAATTTCAGATTTTAAAAATAACTTTAGAGGTGGGGTACGACCCAATCTTTTTCAAGTTGTAATTAATGCTCCAGCTGTATTTGGACAGATGGACTTACAATTTCTAGGGAAAGCAACACAAATTCCTGCTTCTACTATTGCTAATATTGATGTTCCTTATCGTGGACGCCTATTAAAGGTTCCCGGTGATAGATCATTTGAAGATTGGACAGTAACAATTTTGAATGATCCAGACTGGCAAAATCGTACTGCAATTGAACAATGGATGAATGCTATTACTAGTCATTCACAAAATACTAGTTCTCTTGATGCTTCTAATGTATATGGTAGTGCTGTTGTTTCACAATTAAGTAGGAATGGTGGAGTAATCAGAACCTATCGTATTCAAGATATGTATCCTACTGTCGCAGCTCCTATTGAATTGACAATGGATCCTGATGGAACACCTGAAGAATTTGCTGTTACGTTTGCAATTAATAACTTTACGGTTGACGGTTCAGGCCTTGATGGTTCTTCTACTAATGGTGTTGATATTTCTATTAGTGGTTCAATTACTCTTGGTGGTGTAAGTATTGGAGTTAATGTTTAATTTTGAATAAGAGGGAGTTAATTCTCCCTCTTTCTTTTTTTAATATTATAAAAAGGTAAATTATATGGCTGGATTGGAAGTATTTGGTTTTGAAATTACTAAGAAAGAGAAAAAGAGTAAAACATTTGTAACACCAGAAAACCTTGATGGTTCGACACAGTTTGTCGAAGGTGGTGGAATCTTTGGTCATTATCTTGAAACTGGTATTGATGCAAAAGATGAAAATGTTTTAATCCAAAAATATCGTGAAATGTCTATGACACAAGAAGTTGATTTAGCAATTTCTGATGTTGTTAATGAAGCTGTTGTTCATGAAGACGGTAGATCGACTATTAACCTTTTTCTCGATCATACTAAACAAAGTACTGCAATTAAAGAAAAAATAGTAAACGAATTTAAAATTCTTTTAAGATTATTGGACTTTAATAGAGTTGGTTCTGATTTATTTCGTAAATGGTATATTGACGGAAAAATGTATCATCATATTATTATTAATAAAAATAAACCAAAAGAAGGTATACGAGAATTAATACCAGTTGATGCATTAAGTATACAAAAAATAGTTGAATTAAAAAAAGAAAAAGACCCAGTAACAAACGTAGAAATGGTTGTTGATACAGAAGAATATTTTATCTACAAACCAGAGGGTACAATAAGCGTCCAAAATGATGGAATTCGTGTTACATCGGATGCTATTTCTTATGTTCACTCCGGTATGGTGGACAATCAAAAACAAATTATTATAGGTTATCTATATAAGTCAATTAAACCATTCAATCAACTTAGACTGATTGAAGATTCTCTTGTCATATATAGACTTGCGAGAGCACCAGAAAGACGAATATTTTATATTGATGTTGGTAATCTTCCAAAATTAAAAGCAGAACAATATTTACGTTCTGTAATGGATAAGTATAAACAAAAAATAATTTACAATTCTTCTACAGGTGAAGTAGAAGATCAGAAAAAACAAATGTCAATGTTGGAAGATTTCTGGCTACCGCGTAGAGATGGTGGAAGGGGAACAGAAATTTCCACATTACCATCAGGTCAAAATCTTGGTGAGATTGAAGATATTGAATATTTTAGAAAGAAACTTTATCAATCTTTGAATGTTCCAATTTCTCGTATTGAGGGAACCGAACAGACAGCATTTAATTTAGGTCGTACTTCAGAGATTAATAGAGATGAAATTAAATTTGCAAAATTTATTGCTAAATTACGACATAGATTTTCACAAATGTTTGTTGATTTATTGAGAATTCAATTAATTCTTAAAGGTATTATTAAAGAAGAAGATTGGTTTGATATTAAAGATAATCTTGAATTTATTTGGACAAAAGATTCTCATTTTGCAGAATTAAAAAATAATGAAATTCTTAGAGAACGAATGGAACTTTTGTCCAAATAAATTCAAGATTATCTTT